GCTCTACTGCTCCTCCGCAGCGGAGCTTTTTTGATATGTGTCTCAGCGACAACGAAAGGGTGAACCATCAAGGCGATGAATTATACACCAGGTGATTTAGCGCTTACCAAACACGCCCTTGCGCTTGCCGACTGGCGCGACATTGACGAACGCCCGCACAGGCTCCATGCGCGGCGCTTCCTCGATCTTGACAGTAACATTTCGGATGAGACTGCCAGCTTGCACGATGCGGTAGCTCTCAGCAGCTTTCTTGTCATCCCATTCAAAGACAGGATGCAGCGGCGCTGATTCTTCCCTTGACACATCAACAACAAGCTCCGGCGTGAGTCCCCCATGCTCGCGCTCGATTCGCGCAAGCTCCTCACCTGCTTCTTGTGCGCTCACCTTTGCGTAAGGCACTTTGTACTGATACACCATGTGTATTCCTCCTTTTTCTTTGGCGCTTCCACGCCTGCCTTGCCACACCTAGCCCCGCCATGCCGTGCCTCGCCAGGACAAGCCGCGCCTGCCTAGCCTTGCCACGCCCCAACGAACCAGTCCTTGCCTCAACGCGCCCCGCCTAGCCTTGCCTGCCAAACCTTGCCGCGCCTTGCCTTGCCTCGCCTAACCTAACCTAGCCGCAACCCGCCTTGCCATGCCTGCCAATCCTTGCCATTCCAAGCCCTGCTCAGCCGCGCCCTGACACGCCACGCCTGCTAAGCCAAGCCATGCCTAGCCTTGCCTAGACTAGCCATTCCTTGCCTCGCCTGCCAAACCGTGCCCCGTCATGCCCCGACATACCCGGTCAAAACATGCCTCGCCTGCCTTACTCGATATGGAACATGCCGAAGTTGCCATCCTTTGCCGGACGCCACTCACCGACGCCGCACGCGAAGCCGCCCGCCGTGAAGGCGTTGACAACCTGCTCAAGGCTGACGGCGCTTGCATTGTAGCGAATCGTCAAGTCCGTCTCCCATTCCTTGAACTCACCCCGGTAGCGCAGGTCAGCCGAACCCAACCCGATGCGAACCATGTCTTCACGCATCACAGGGATAGAGCCGCGAATCTCTGCCATCTCGCCGATGACGAGGATTGCACCCCTGAGCGTCGTTTTCTTTTCAATGAGTCCCTGCTGGTACGCTGCGTCGATTGCCGCCGCTTTGAATGCCAGCGCCGGAAAACCGAACCGCGCTGCTTTCGCCACCTCGCCGAAATTCTCCGGCGTAATATCATCCGGGCGCTCAGAAAGCCAGTACAAAGAATCAAGGAACTCTTTGAACGGATCACGCACTTCTTTGCCTTTTGTGGCTTTCTTCATCTGCTTTTCAAGCATCATGCGCTTTGCTTTCTCGCTCCACGCATGGACGATCAACGGGGAATCCCCGACGACGTGCAGCGTTGCCATGCGGAAGTCCATTGCCGGAATCTCAATCTTGCTTTCAGTCTTTTTCGTAGCCATTTTCTTTCTCCTTTTCTGCGGCTCTCTGCCGCAACCAACCCTTTTCTCTTTCTCTTACTCAGCCGCCCGCAGCTTATCGACTGGCCGCGAGCTTCATGCGATAATCGCCAGCGTGAATATTGACCGGCTTCGTCATCTCTACCAAGCGGGACAACGTGCGCCGCCCCAACTCCTGTTCCAACTCTGCACCGTTGCAATTCGTCGTGACGACGGTGGGAAGCATATGCTCGTATCTGTAGTTGACGAGCATGTACAGCTGCTCTTTTACCCACTCACTCGCTTTTTCCGCGCCGAGGTCGTCGAGGATCAGCAGCTTCGCATTCTTCGCTGTGTCAATGACAGCCTCCGCTTTTCCGTCGCCCGTGCGATAGCTCGTGCGGATACGTGCAAGCAGCTCCGGCACGACGACGAACATGCCAGCCACGCCATACTCTGCGCATCTGTACAAAATGGCCGCCGCGATGTGTGTCTTGCCGCAGCCGTATGGCCCGACAAGCATCAGCCCGATCGCTTTCGGATTGTTCTGCAAGTCTTCGCAAAACCGTTCTGCTTCTTGCTTTGCTCCTGCCGTGTTCTTGTCTGTCTGGAACGTCTCGAACCGGCGTTGCTTGAAACGATCGCCGAGACCGCTAGCGTTCATCAGCTTAGATACTTCTCGCAATTTGCGGTTCGTCTTGTACATCTGGCACGGCATGAAGTACTCATCTTTGAGATACTTGTTGCTCCTGACGACAACATCCGTATATTTGCACATGTCGCAATTCTCTACGGTGAACGTGCAGAGATGGCAGTCATATGCTTTCTGGTCCATCATCTCGACTGCCTCAGCAGCTTCGAGAAGGTCATCGTCGCTAAGATGGCCATTGCCAAGCCCGAGCGCTTCCTGAATCTCGCCGAGATGGTCCCGTGCTTCTTTCAAGTCCTCCTCACGCTTCTTACGTGTCTCCATCAAAATACGCTGCATATTCGGATTTCGCTTCGCCAGCATCTCCATGAAGTCCATACTTCTCATTCCTTTCTTGCTTCCACTCCGGCTTGAGAGGGAATACCCCCTGCCATCCTCGTTCCACGCTTTGGTCGAGGATGGCGATCTGCATCTCCTCATTCCCCGGGGCCAACTTCTCCAGCTTCTTGACGATAAGCTCCTTCGCTCTAAGAGTAAGCGGCTTATGCAGCGCCTTGCGAGACGCCTCGAAGCCTCGAAGAGCTTCACACAATTTTGGAGATGCAACCGCAAATGGGTCCTTCTTCTCCTGATGTGTAATTTGTCTCTTCGTACTTAGTTTCTTCGTACTTGATAGGTTAGTATTTAATTGTGTGCGTTTTTCCAAGATAGGTTCATCCAAGATTGGTTTATCCAAGATTGGATTATCCACGATAGGTTTTTCGTACAGCGTGTAAACCGTCCCGCGAAGGATTCCTTTCTTGTCGCGCTCGCGTTCCATCACGAGATAATGGAAGTTCTCAAGCTCTTTCAGTGCCGATCTCACAGAGTTGATTCCATCTTTACTGAGTGTTGCCAGTCCCTCGACTGTGTAATCCCAATCGTTCGGCAATGACAGCATGAGTGACATGATGCCCTTTGCTTTGAGTGACAGTCCCTTCTCTTTGAAGTGGTAGTTCGCCATGACGGTATAGTTACTCGTCTTTTCAACTCGAATCACCGACATATCTTTCACCTCATTTCTTGAACTTCAACCGCTTACAAAGAACTTCGTCGAGCTTGACCTTCTGTAAGTGGTACTTTGCTATGAACTCTGACTCCGGTATTGCGTGCAGCTCTGTGTGGTGCACGCGGCAGAGCGGCAGGACCTCGCGCCCCAGCTGGTGGACCTTCGTGCGATCCACGCCCGCACCGATGCGCGAGCCCTCACAATGGTGGATGTCCGCCGCCTTGCCGCACACGGCGCACTTGCGATGCATCGTACAAGCGTACATGTACGCCGCAATGTCATCGCAGTTGTCGATGAGTGGAACGCGCGTCGGGATATCGTTGGCGATAATGAAGTCAATCAGATACGTGATGAACTCCCGCGCCGTACTCATATCGCAGTCAGCGAGAGAGAACATGCGCCGCTCTGTTGCTTCCATCCTCCGCAGCATGAACTCCATCTTGAGCAGGCGTTTCTGCTCGTCAACCGTTTCTGCTGTTCGGATACCGTCCGTATACTCAGCAATCTCGCCTAGCAGGGCATAGCACTTTCTTCTCTGCTCCGGCGATATTCTCCGACCGTCCCAGAGTATAATCTCGACTTTCAGGAAGCCCCGCCGTAGAGCCTGCTCGATGTTCGGTATCTGCGCTCTGATGATTGCTGTACCGTCTTTGAGCAGGTCTACGATGAAGCCCACAACATGTTCCTGTATCATTCTCCCGCCATTGCCTCAGCTGCCCATTCTTCAAGATGAGCGGCAAGGATTGAGAGCTGGCCGTTACTCAGCTCGCTCGAAGAAGTCTTCTTGAAATGCACCCCGCAGATTGCGGAGACTTCTTCTTTCGAGAGCCCCGCGCGTTTCATCGCCTCACTGAGGCCGTGCAGCGCCCTGCGGCGAATCTCGTCTGAGCCGCCGCCCTGCGGTGCGCCCTTAGAGTTACCTGCGTTTCTCGACGGACGAGCTCCTGCGGCGCTCTGGCGCGTCTGAGCGGCAATCTCGTCCTGCACTTCTTTCGAGTCAACATCCTTCTCGTTGTCGAGAAGGAAAAGACCTTCGAGCGCGCGCTTGCGAGCGTATGTTGACGCCGTGCCAGTGATCTGTGGCGGCGCCATTGATGCCAGCTTGTCCGGCTCGATAGCTGTTCCCTTCGCTTCGATGACATCACCAGTTGCAATGTCTATGAGACGAGCCGTAGCTTCGATGTAATAGCGATTGCCAATGTTGATAGCCTTGTCTGTCAGTGTGCAGATGACGCCATTCTCTTGCAGCAGTGGCTTTGCGGCTTGCATAATACCGTCAGTAGTACGGTACTTGTAGCCATAGCCGTCCTTATCCTTCGGAGCCTGGATGGCGAGCAGAGCGGCGTAGATCGTTTTTGCCTCACTCATGTTGCCCACCCCTTACTTGATCTGGATGTTCTGCTTCTCGACAATGGTCACGCCGTCGATGACAGCGCCACCCTTGACGGCTTTCTTCAAGCCTGCCTTGTCAACCTTCGGTGCCTGCGGCGTGAGGAATTCGTCCGGCACGGCGTTGAGATCAGCAATCTCAACGGCCTCGCTCTTTCGATACGAGACGGTGAACTCCGGCTCTTTCATCTTCTCGCCGCCAAGCTCAGCGGCAAGCGTTGCCTTCGCCCACTCGACCGTAGCCTTTGCGGCCTTCTTGCGAGCAGTGAACTTCTTCTCCTGCTCCTCGTATGCTTTCACATCAGCAGAAGCGTTGAGCGCGACGAACGCGATATTACGCAGCTTCTCGTGCTTGTCCATTTGGAGTACTTCCAGCTTCTCCGGCGCGATGATCTCGCCCGTCTCCATGTCGATGCAATCGAGGATTTCTTGGTTGATATCGTAAAGTTTCATGATGATCTCCTTTTTCAGAACAAAAGTTTCTCGTAATTCGCGAGCCGGAAGTTGGACTTTACCGCCCTGCGTGTGGTATCATATTCAACAGAAATGGTTACGCGCTTTGGAGCTTCTTGCTTGGTCGGCTGACGCCTCGTGCCGCGCATCCATTTTCCTTCTTCTGCCGTACTCATGTCATTGCAAACGCAATCCTCATGAGTGCAGCGGAAGCAATCTAGCGGGGATTTAGCCCCGCAGGACAACATTCTCATACAATCATCTCCTTATGCCGTCCGGTTTTCCCGGGCGGCTTTTTCGTGTCTCTCGCGCTCTTCTGTCAGCGTCTCGAATCCGGTGCCATGAATAGCCTCGATATATGCCGTGTCCTGCGTATCACGCTCGCGCACAGCCTTGTCATAGGCCGCTTTGATGTTCTGCGGAAGATCACGCTCGTCGAGCACATCGAAGATATCGAGAATGTCCATCGAGCGGAACGGGTTGTACTTGAGCACAACCTCACGTGCGAACGCGCATCCGCTCGCGTCGATGAAGTACGGGACTTCATCGAACACGCCGATGCACTTAGCGCCCTTGTACTCTTCGAGGGACTTGATACTCTTTGCATCCATGCCCTTCACCTCCTCACGGTCTCGGGTCGATGGCGCCGATCATGACGCCGAAGAACTGAATGAGAAGAACGACCGTGCCGATGCCCATGAAGGCCATGAGCACCGCCTCGCCGAGCTTCTCGAACTTCTCTTTGAGTTTCTTCGTAGAGCGGCCAGCTTTGATGCAGCGGCCATTTTCGTCGTATTTAGCAAGCATGTTCTTTACCTCCTCTGTGTAACTCCATGCCGTCGATGTACGCGAGCACATCCTTGCGGCGGTACATCCTCGTCCGTCCGTAGAGCACGAATGGGATTTTCCCCGCGTCTACGAGACGGAGAACGGACGGCGGCGACAACGACAACATCGTCGCCACGTCCCTGAGCTTCAGCAGCTCCGGTTGAATCGTCGCCTGTGCGACGACCTCGGCGAGAAGCTGCTTCAAACGCTCTTCTGTCATCTCAATCACCCCCTGTTCGTCGCGTTCAGAACCCCTACCGTGATAAAATGTTATGTACGGAGAGGGGGTGAACACATGGATAATGTCAGCGCCATCAAGAGCGCCGTCCGTTACGTCTTGAGCCGATTAAACCCTGACAAGTTCTCGACTCACGACAAGCAAGTCATAAGCGATGCCATCGTTGCCGCGATTGAAGCTTATGACAAGCAGAAGAAGGATTGATTTGCCGATCACTCTTTCTCAACCTGCCCGCTATGGGTGGGCTTTTTTTCTGCGACGACTTTGATGTAGCCGCTATACTCAGCTTCACTCAGCGCCGCCTTGAACGCTTCGTATGTTTCGAGTACGCGCTTCACCGCCTCGTCGGCTTTTTCCATATCAACCTCGATGTGCAACCTTCTCACCTCAGTTCATGAAACCTCTCTGCACGATCGGCAAAAGATAATCGACGTACCACTCGAAGTTCTGGACATGTTTGTGTGGGTTGTTGCGTGCGCAATCCTCGACGAACTCGCCGTTCTCGCCGGGGCGCTGTGTGATGCCGTTGCGTTTCAGCAGCTTGCCGAGCTGCGTTCCCCATGTCTCAGCCTTGCCAATCTGCTTGCAGAACCAGCCGAGCGGGCGGCGCTCTCTGCCACTCTTTGGCATGGGCAGGATATTCTCTCCGGCGAGGATATTGCCAGCCTTCGCCATCATGACATCCTGATATGCTTTGATGTGAGACATCTTCGCAATCTCCATCATCATTTTCGCCTGCTTGGAGATTGAGTTGCGGAGCATTGCTTCGGCTCGCATCTCTCTCGTCTTGTCCTGCTCGGCCTGCTTGACGCTGTAGCTGCCCGTCTTGCGGATGGCCGGCAGGACCTCGCTCGTCACCCAGCGCTTGAACTTCTTCGCCGTCGGCAGCTTCGAGCTGAGTACGAGGCTGTAGAGGCCGGACTCGTTGATGATGGTCATTTCCTGCTCACCTGAGGGGGTCGTGATTCGCGACCCCCCTTTGTCGTCTGCATCTACATGTCTAGAGAGCGCGTCTTTTGTATTGATGTAACCGAGAGCCAATGCTATATCCTTGCCGACAAACCACGGCTCACCGTCGACGACTGTCGTGCGCACCCGACCGAACTCAGGGCTCTGAAAAATCTGCAACTCCTTGCCCTCGTTCTTGTCTTTGTCTTTCATGCTAAACTCCTTTCGTTTACCACATTAAACTTAGCGTGTAAAAAAAATTCTTGCGACCTGTACGTTTAACGCGCTGGACAACTTGAGCAGCGTGTCAGTCTTGACGTTCTTGATAGCACCACTTTCGATGCCAGCAATCGTAGCCCTTGACACGCCTGACTTCTCAGCCAGTTCAGCCTGCGTCCATTTGCGCTTCTTACGATACTCGCAAAGCTTGTTGGTGAAGCCCACCTTGTCTCACCTCCCTCGCTCGGTATGATTAAAGTTTAGCATGCTAAACGAACTTTGTCAAGTACACAAAACAAAAATATTGAAATTTTGTCTAGTGTGCTATACAATATAGCTAAACGGAATAGTCAAACTATTAGGAGGTGTACGGTATGACATTGGGTGAGTTGATTCGAGAGTACAGAGAGCAACACAGTATGAGTATGGAAGAGTTTGCACGCCTCAGCGGCCTGAGCAAAGGCTACATATCTATGCTGGAGAAGAACAAGAACCCTAGGAATGGCAAGCCAATCATCCCGTCTATTGCTACATATGACGGTGTCGCAACCGCCATGCACGTGTCAGCTGCGGAGCTAATGGAGAAGGTTGGCGAGAAGAACGACGACCTGCCGGACCTTAACGCCAGAGACGAACGACAGATCGAGCGTGACCTAGAAGACATGATGCACTCCGTCAGTACAGCCGCCTACGAGGGAGACACGGACGCACAAGAAGATGTAGAAGCGTTCAAGGCAACACTGAGAGCCGCGATGATACAGGCGAAGCGGATAGCAAAGAAGAAGTACACGCCGCGCAAGTATCAACAATAGAGGTCGGATGCTATGGATGTAAAGAGGAAAGCTGAATCAGTCATCAGGAAGTGCGGTACGTCGAATCCATTTGAGATAGCGCGCCGCCTGCACATGTACATACAGTATGGGCCGCTCGGCGGTGTCAAGTATGCGAACTACATGCGGTACAAGCGCACGCAGATCATCATCATCGACAGCGACGTGGCACCATCCCACCTGCTGCCGTTCATCCTCGCCCACGAAATCGGGCACGCGCTTTGCACACCCGACGCTAACACCGCATGGATGGCGAGCTACACATTTGGCAACGATGCGAAAGCAGAGAGGACAGCGAACCTGTTCGCCGTAGAATTGCTGTTGAATGATACGTACTTGCGCGAGCACGCAGATTTTGGTTTACACGAGCTGGCGCGAATGTGTGGTGTGCCAGATGAGTATGTACAATTAAAGTCGCAATATTAAGATATTGTAATCAAAGGAGTGTTTCATAATGGACTTCATCGACCAGATAAAACAACTTTCCGCACGTATTGAGAAAATCAAAGATGGTATACAAACCGAAGAAGCAACAAAAACATCTATGATCATGCCATTCTTCCAGATGCTCGGTTATGATGTCTTCAATCCTCTTGAGTTTGTACCAGAATTCACGGCTGATGTCGGCATAAAAAAGGGTGAGCGCGTAGATTATGCCATTGTTGATGAAGATGGTACACCACAAATCCTCATTGAAGCAAAATGGTGTGGTGAAGATCTTGATAAACATGGCTCCCAACTTTTCCGCTATTTCTCAACGACAAAAGCAAAATTTGGAATCCTTACCAATGGTATCATATATCGTTTTTATACGGACCTGGACGAACCGAATAAGATGGATGACCGCCCATTTCTAGAGTTCAACCTTCTTGATATTCGTGATCCATTAGTTGCAGAACTGAAAAAATTCCAGAAAAATACATTCGATATCGATATGATTATGACTACGGCATCGGAATTAAAATATAACCAACAGATTCGTCAGTTCTTTATCAGACAGCTAGCCTCGCCTGATGATGATTTTGTTCGCTATATTGTTGGTGAAGTATACGATGGCTTGAAAACACAAAAGGTTATTGAAGAATTCCGTAGCATTGTCAAGAAATCATTTTCTCAATTTGTTACAGAGCAAATCAACGATCGTCTGAAAACAGCCCTTGGGTCAGAAGATGCACCACAGGTAGCCCCAAAGGCTGACGAGTCAACCGAGGATGAAGTACATACTGACGAAACGGATAAAGGCTCTCGCATTGTCACCACACCGGAAGAAATTGAAAGTTTTTATACGATCAAGACACTGCTCCACGATGCCATTGGTGAGCATACCATATCCTATAAGGACACAATCAGCTACTTTGGCGTTTTACTTGATAACAACACATGGAAATGGATATGCCGGCTGCAAATCAAATCCAGCTCTATAAAGCTTTTATTGCCTGATGAAAACAAGAAGCCTCTCACCTTTTCTTTGAATTCTCTCGATGAAATCTATGACTATAAGCAGCAGTTTACAGCTTTTGAGACATAATAAAATCACGTAGCCCCTGCTGGTGTATAATAGATTCACCACAAACCAAACACGAGAGGTGCTACGTGATGTCTCA